GCTACGTTTCTTAATGTTTCCATAATTATACCTGGCTTTGAAGGTATTTTTGCACCAACTTTAGGACTTACTCTTGCGTTAAAAGGAGTTCCGTAACCTAGTCCGCCTAAATCATAAACTACAGGATCGTAACCAACTTTTTTAGAATACGCAACTGCTTTGTCTACATATTTTTTAAAGTTTGCGTCTCCTGCTATAACTGTGGTAATTTTATTCATTATAAATTGCTACAAATTTATTATAGTTGCTCATAGCATACTGATTATATTCTTTTTCTATTTTTTGGTAGATAGTAGGATTGTCCTCGATAAAATATACAAATTTTTTACTTAAAAATGGAATTATATCATTTAATGTGTTTGTTATTGTTTCTTCAGAATGAAAGCCGTCGTCAATAGCAATATCAACTGTTCTACCTTTAAGTATATTTGAAAGCATGCGATTATTTTTTTGAAATTGATCAAATTCATGCAATTCTAATTTTCCTGTTTTGAATGCTCCTCTTTGTTTCAAATTATCTAAGTTATTTTTTGTATGTGTCAAGTCTATATCCAAACCAATTATTTCTGCATTAGGAAAAAGGGTATTCCAAATTGCTAACCCTGTTCCCTTCAATATTCCGCATTCTATAATTGTGTATGGTTTCATTCTATCTTGTATAAAATGTTGTAAGTGTTTTGAATAGTGTGGAGCATAACCGTGTCTGGTCATTCTATCGCCACCTTTCATGCCACCGACCTTCAAATTTTCTTTGCTTCTTGGATCATGCTCTGAAACTTTTAGACGCGGCACATTTTTGTGGAAACCGCCATAGTGTTTTTCAGTCTCTTGTAACCATTCTACTGAACCGATCATGCTACTACCTTTTGTTTTATGGTTGTTGTGTCAAAGTCTAGTAATTGACCAAATTTAACTTGATCAGGTGTCTTATAACAACCTGCTTTAGGCCAAAATGTTAATTCGCCAAACCAAGGTTTGCCTTCACCGTAGTATAAATCTACTCTTACATACTTCCATCTTTCTGAAAGTTTTTCTGCTATCTTTTTCATTTCAAAAAACTTTTCTAATCCGCAGTGCGGGCCTACTTCTACGTGTTGCATTTTTTCATCAAACCACCAAGTCATTGGATTGCCATCAGGATCAATATTACTTTCTTTTGTTTTACCTGAATATCTATCCCAAATCATTTGCAGCCATTTTACTTCTCCGTTACAACAATGAAACTTATAATCTACATCATTGTTGTCTATTCTTTTTTCTTTTATTATTGCAGGCTTGATTAATCTATAAGCCCACTCGCCTTTATTTTTTCCGTAGGTTTTTTTAAGTATCGGCTCTAAATTCTTATATGCTTGCGCTTCATCTTCTTTTGAATTTACAAATTGTATACCACCAGAGCCGTGATTTGCTTTCCAAACTGCTGGGTATCCTGTTGTATTAGGTATTATAAGTTCAGAACCAACTATTTTTGCAACATAGTCTTTGACTTGTATTTTATCGCAACAAATTACATGATCAGGATCTTGATCATTAATTTTTAACCATTGTATTTTGTCATTGTAACTAACTGGGTTTTCTAAATTAGGTTCTGCCTTTAACTTCTTCCTATACCAATTAACAGATTCTTCTTTAACGCCCATTTACTCATTTCCTATTAAGAATTGATTGTATTCTAATAGAGATTTAGTTGCTTTAGGATCTACGCCAACACTTTCTGCCCATGCACACCAACCGTATATATCTTTAGGTATGCATTTACTGTTTGCTCCTCTGTTTTTAGGAAACACAAAACTGAACCACAAATTTTGTCTTGGGTCGTCACCATATACGGCATCTCGTATTGTGTAGTAATCTATACCTGCTGCTTCGCATGCGTCATATAGTTCTTGACACTGCATAACTTTGTAAAATATCGCTCTATTTTCTGTAAACTTAATTATTTCTGCTTCGTATCTTGTAACTTGTCTAATAGTTATATTTGCATTATAGGCTTGTTGATAACATTCAATTACTTTTCTTCTATCTTCGGGCTCGCCGCCTATAATCATGAATTGTCTAGCGTCCATCTGTAAAAAAGGATGATTAGGAGTTTCTCCTAAGTACTCTGGTTGCACAACTATTTTCTTTTTATACTTTTTAGCCATCTCGTCTGCAAAACCAGGTTGTGTAGCACTTCTAATAACAATAAAGTCACAGCCGCATGTTGCGATAGCATCTTCTACAGCAGAACAGTCTAGTCCGTCACCTTGATTCCAAGGAGTTGGTACAGCAAGAAATGCAATATCACAATTTTCTAATGGTTTGGTAAAACCTTCTATATATTTGTCGTATACTTGTGCATTAGGAAACAACTTTTGTGTTGCTTTACCAATCCATCCGTATCCTACTATTCCTACTTTCATTTGTTACCTTTGACCTTTGTTCCGACAGTGCGTCTCACAATATCGTCATGATTAAATTCTGCCCAATATAGTTCAAACGCCACACCATCTTCTATACCTTCGAATTGGTGTATCTTGCCAGGCTTGACTTGTGTAAAGTCTCCTGCTTCGAGAATAGTTTCATCTACTAATCCATCTTGATCATCTTGCCAAACACGCACAATCATCTTGCCTGACTCTACAAAGAAACCATTCCATTTAAACTGATGTTCATGTTCAGAACACTTATAACCTTTTTTGTATTCAATGCGATGAAATTCTAGTACACCGTTTGCATGAATAAGTTCTGTCTGTCCCCAAATCTTTCCTGCTTTCATTAATCTATCTCCGTTCTTACTATATGCTTTCTTAAAGCTCTTACAAGTTCTTCTATTTTATCTACTACTGCAATCATGTCTCTATCAGTAATATACTTTTGTTTTTCTCTTAACTTGTCATATTCTTTTAATGGTATTGTTACCATTGATTGTTCGTTTTCAAATGTTTTGTCGTCGTCTCTTTCTTCAACACTAGTCATAAACCTCCTGGGTTGTATTAGTAATTATCAGAGTAGATCGCCTACAGAAACTACTTCTGATTGCCTACTTATTTCCTTAACAAAGAACGCACATGGCGGATTGTAATCTCCATGTAATGGTATTGATAGTAGTTGTCCGTTTTTCATTTTTGGAAAATACCATCTTACATCTTGGTATATGTTAATTATTTCAATATCACAATAGTCAAATTTATATCCTTTAATTGGATTCATTATAAATGCTTCAAATCCTCTTTCGTTAATAGAAGTCAAAGGTAATATTTCTGGATCAGACCCACCTTCGCTATCTCCAACTAGTATTGACCAATCTAAAGGCATTTTTATTTCGTTGCCTCCGAGGTTCATTAATATCGCTGGACTATTAAATGATTCTAAAAATATTAGTGGTTGGAAAAAGAAGTCTGGATTCTTAGGATCCGAATTGTCCAACACACTAAATCTGGCATCTGCATCTACTTCTTCTGGCAGTTCATTCAAATCAAATGCTTTGTTATCTAGTGTTAGTATTCTCATATGTTCTCCTTAAATATCTACCTTTGTCACTGTGTGCGGATACTTCGCTTCACGGTAGAATCTTTTACGTTCTGTTAAATGTCTTTTTGCGTATTTGCAAGTCGATGTTATATCCCAAATCTGGACAAAATCTTTGTCCTCAGCCTTTCGTATTCCTCTACCAATTGATTGAATAACACGTACAAAAGACTTACCAGGCTCAATAAGAACAAGGTTAAAAATCCTAGGGATATTAATACCCACAGCGGCAACACCGTAAGTAGCAATAATAATTTTTCCATCGCTAGTCTTAATTTCGTCATACTGTTCTTTACGATCATCTAGTTTTACATCTCCTTTTATAAATGTAGCATCTGAAATGTTTTTAAGTAACTTGTTACCTGTATCAATTCTGTTTACAAGTACAAGTGTATTACCATTCTTTGCAACATTTGTAATATGATCACTGATGTATGTTAATCTTTTTTCATCTGTAACCAACCAAGTATATTCTTCTTGATAGTTTCTAAATTCTTCAATATCTTTTGTTTGTACTATTTGTATATCTAGTTTTGCTAGTACACCTTTTTCCTGCAAATCATGTGCTGATACATTATTAATTACAGGACCGATACCTGCAAGTATACCTTGAAACTCCCACTTTTCTTTTGGCACTGTGCCTGTTAAACCCCAACGTATAGGAGCATTACGGAAATTTACTGTAAGTAATTTTTTTAATACATCTGCTTTTGCTTGATGAACTTCATCAATAATTACTGCACTTACACCTTCTGTAAATTCAGCAAGTGTAAGGCTGTCTCCGTCATACTTCTTTTTATCAAGTACATTTAAACTCTGCCATGTACAAATTGTGTGTGTATGATTTAATTCTTTTCTGTCTCCAAAGTAAACTCCTACATCGAGTCCGCAATTCTTGTAATCTTCTTCAGTTTGCACAACAAGACTCTTGTTAGGCACAATAACCATAGTACGTCCATATGGCTCACATAAATGACTCAGTGTTGCAGTTGTAATTGTTTTGCCTGCGCCTGTTGCTACTTCTTGTAAACTTTGTGGATTTTCTAAAAACTTATTAACTACATCATATTGATAATCACGCAACACGATAGGCTTACCTGCTTCAGGATGTCCTTCTGGCCAACATACACCTTGATCGGCCCAATAGTTTTCTGTAATTTTTTCAAAGTCTAGTTTAGTAGGATGACGTTGATCGATAACTTCTATATCATATCCTGCTTCTTCAACAATAGGCAATGCTACATCGAGATGTGCTACAAATCCATTCCCACCAATACCAAAGAAACTTACAGTGCCATCCCATCTACCTAGTTTAAATGCAGGCATGTGTCTTGCATAAGGCAAATCGAATTTAAGTTTGTTTACAATCTTTCTGCGTGTTTCAACAGCCAGACCCTCAAACTTAACGTTCACTTCGTCTTTTATTATTAACTTACAGTTCAACTATTGTTTCTCCATATTGTGTAACAGGCTTAAAGTCACCTATGTAAATTACACAAGGGTGCGATTTAAGCATTGATTTGCCATGGGAATTTAATCCTGGTAACAATTCATTAGTTGCTACTATTATAACATCTTTTTCGTCTTTGAACAACCACTTTGCAGGTTTTTCTCTGAATATCAAAAACTTAGCAGTATCAATTTTTCCACCAAATCCGTTTTCGCTTACCCATTCATTAAAATCTTTATCTGTTTTATTACTAGGTCTGAAGCAAACTCTAAAATCTGTTTTGTCATATCCGCCTAATGATATATTATGTGATAATTCTTTTACCCAATCTATAGCATGATCAGTGCTATTTTGTAAAGGTTTATCTAACATAATAATTACTTTGCCTTCTACACCGTAACAAATTTTAAGAAACTTTTGCATATCTCTGCAATGGAATGTATTTGTTTTATTACTTGCTATTTGTTTCCAAATTGTATTTTTCTTACCACTGTATATGTGTCCAATATTTTTTGCAAGTATTAAATCAGAACTGGCAATACCTGTTTTATTTTTATCAAAATAATCTTGTGTTTCAGTTTCGGCATTTACTAGACTAATTTTTCCATTTAATTCTTTACTAGTTTTAAGATAATGATCTTGGTTGTTCCATATTTCTTCAACCGCAGATAATGCTTCTACAGCACTATCCTGTATTTCAAATTCATGTTTCTTAAAAAACTCTATAAGGTTTACAAAATTAAAATCATAAAAATATAGTTTTCTAACTTTATTCTGTGAATCCCAAAGACTTGTAGCATTCATGTATTCATCTGTTTTAGCAAATTGTTCATCAAAAATTTCTTTGAAAGCAAATGGAAACTTTAAGCAAATCCACAAATTAGTCAACTCATCTTTTTCCACCCAAACTAGTTTTCTGTTATCAACTGTCCTAAAGGGTTTAGACCATGCAGGATTTTCTAACAAGTCTCTATAATCATAAAACTGAGAACAAGTATTTCTATATTTTGTTAATATTTTTAAAATATATGCTGCTTGTTTTTCTGTAATATCTTTGCCTTCTAAAAGAGTAATATTGAAACTAGATGCTGCTCTTAGATCATGCGGCTGCATGCCAAGGCGGTATTGTTGCATTGTGGCGTAAAATTGCACGAATATATCTTCAATGTAGAACTTATTTGTCATAGTTGTATTATAACGCCGTTGAACAAATAAGTCAATAACTTACTTGTGTTTTTATAATTTTTTCTAGTCGTTTAATAGGAATGCCCTGCTGTATTTCACCAACTGTCCATTCACAATGTGTTAACTTGGTAAACCACATAAGCCTATCATCATCGTTAGGTAATTTAGGATTTTCAATATTTTCGATTAAATCGCTCATTGGATGTGCAAGGCTACTCTTTCCTGTTATTACTGGTGTGCCTGCAATAGCAGCCAGTATAGGAGGACCACTATTGTAATTAACTACAGCATGATAATTATAATCTATATCAAAGTTATCATATGTTCCTTTGACTTGTATAGGTTGTTGTCTAATTACATTTAAAAATTCGTGTTCGATGCCCGGCATAGGTGACCTTGGATGAGGACGTATAATTATAGTTCTATCTGTATGTTGCCTTAAGTTAATTATTGTTTTTGCTGTCCAATCTGCCATTGATGGCATACCTTGCCATTGTAGGCTTTTCTCATGTTGCGTTGCAATCAATATTTGTGCTTTTCTTTTTGTATTCACAGGAGATAATTGCAATCCTAATTTTTTAGGTCTATCAAGATCTAAATCATCATTAGCACCAAACTCTCCTAAACCATTTATATGATTAAGGCATATACGCCACGTGTCGTTTCTTTTTAAATTTCCTACTTCTATTACAATTACTGGTTTATTATTAGCACGACATTTATCATATATCTGCTTATTAGGAGACATTCTTCCATGCCATAGCACTGACCAAATGACAGAAACATCTTCATTATTATCTACTATTTCATGTCCTTGTGCTTTCAAACCTTGTTCAAACGCATCAAAAATGGCAGGACTATTAAGAGCTCCGTGCTGTCGGAAAAGTTTAAAACGCATTGTGCCTCCAATAAATATACTAGTATTTAATGGTTGTATCATGAATAAATTTCAGAAAAGATTATCAAAAAACATGAAAAAATCGCCAAGACATTGTGTTGTAGTTGGCGATGGGTTTGGTCACATTGATGATATTGCAGCATTGTTTGATACAGTTTTTTTATTAGAAAGCTCTATTGACAAAAGAGAAAAAAACATAATTATGCGACAGGAAATTCATGGAGTTTTTAATTTGCGAGATGTAGGAGCAATTTTTGTAGACTATGATAAAAAGCATGTGATTGATCACCTTTCACCTTTGTTGTCTAAAGAGAATCCAGATGTGTTTGTAGAAAAACAAGAAGTGTTAGAAAGAGAATATACCAAGATACTTTATCAATTAAAATACAGAGCAATTGCCCAGCTCGGCGGGTACCATCAATGGAGTGTAATGCCATAATGAATTTAACAGTTGTAACAACATTTCATAAACAAGGTTATGATACATACGGCAAAAGAATGATAGAAACATTCTTAAAGAATTGGCCTAGTAATATAAAATTGTATGTGTATGCAGAAGATTGTAATGTAACAGAATCTGCACCAAATCTTATTGTAAAGGACTTGCATGAATCTAGTAAAGAACTTGTAGCATTTAAAAATCAATGGCGTAATGTTCCTAAAGCAAACGGAGATGTTAGTGCAGACCCTGTCAGAAGCAAAAGAAAAGATAGCGGAAAAGGTTTTAAATGGCATGCTATAAGATTTGCACACAAGGTTTATAGTATATTTGCTTGTGCAAAAGAGTGTAACACTGAATGGTTAATGTGGATGGACGCAGATACAATTTGTCATAGTCCGATTACTGAGAAGCAAATAACAAGATTAATACCTGGCAAACAAGAACTTTGTTACTTAGGTAGAAAAGGCAAATACAGTGAATGTGGGCTCTATGCTATGCGATTATCATCTGAAAACACAATTAACTTTCTAAAAGAATTTCAGCGTGTATATGATAATGCAGAAGGCAATGGTGGTATTTTTTCAATGGCAGAGTGGCATGATAGTTATGTGTTTGATGTAGTACGTACACGTTTTCCTAATCTAAAACAAACTGATTGGGCTGCTTCTTTAAGTGATCTTAGACCAAGACCGGGCATGAGCACAGGCGAAGGTCATCCGTTAATCAATTGCGAGTGGGGTGCTTATTTGGATCATCTAAAAGGTGGAAGAAAACAACTTGGAAAGAGTAAGAGAGATGATCTTAAAGTTCAACGAACAGAGACTTATTGGCAGCAGTTTAAATAAACTTTCTAAAAAATTGCCATGCTTCGCCAGATTTTAATTCATCAAAGTTCCAATGACACATTGAAAGTTTTTCGATCCATGCTTGCCTGTCATACATTTTAGGATCTTCTAATCTTTTAAAATTAGTATTTGAAACTTCTGCTGCTTGGCTATATTGTGGTTCGGAGTCAGTTAAAAAAACAGGCACACCTTCTATTGCACTTGCTACTGCAGGACTACTGTTATGTAACACAGTTGCCCATGCATTTTTCAAATCTTGTATAATATGCTGTGTACTTAATTGTACATTAGAGTAACCTTGTAACTGTAAATAATTACGCCATTTCTTATCGCCGGGATGCGGTCTAACTATAATAGGTCTATCAGTATACTCTCTTACTTTTTTAATTGTTTGATCTAACCAATCCTGTACTAGTACACCTTTCATGCTCCAACCTCCGTTTCGTTGACAACATATTAGTATGTGATTACCAGATGTTCTGTATGGTTTTAATGTTATACCTAAATTGCCACTAATCTTTTTCCACCTATTAGGGTCAACTTCTTCAGTAAAATAATAGCCTGTTGTAGGAAACACACCATCAAAACTATATCTAAGATAGTGCTTTGTATTTCCAGGATCTGCATAAAGAAATAAATTACTATCTACTATTAAACTTTTTTTGCCTGTTGTTTTTTGTTTTTCTACTGCACGTTGTCTTAGTTGTAAATGTGGTGCTGACTTTCCGTGTTCGTGTACAAAACCTTGTATAAGTGCAACGTCACAGTCTAATACATTAAATCCTTGATGCATTATAGCATTATCACCACTTGCTCGTACACCTTGAAGGAAGTTATTAAGTATCAAAGGTTTTTCGGGGTTGTTATTGCTAGGCGGAATCCCACCGAAATATGCAACTGCTGTATAATTAGACATGGTAATTATCAATGATCCTTTTTGCTGTTCCGTTCATTAATTCTTCTTTTGTAAACTGACTATAACTTAACATACATAACCATTTAGATAAGTCTCCATAATACAAATTGTTAATATCACTTAACTTGTTTTTAGTTACAGGATTTGTAATATGTGTTCCTAATGTAATTGCAGGTATACCTGTCCATATTGCTTCTGTGGCTGCATTACTATTAATACTTACTATACAATAATAATCTTCATTTAGCAATTGTTTTATTAATTTAGGACGTTGACGCAAAGGTGCTTTTTTCCTAAATACAATTTTCTTATCTGTATATTTTCTTAATTCTTTTGCCACATCATATTTCCATGTTTTTAAATCTACATGAAAAACATTTGCTGCAAAAGGACCAGGCTCAATGATATAAATTATTTCTCCATTCTTTCTCCACGGCACTGGAAAAATAGGAAAGTTTTGTAATCTATTTACTGGTGCTTCAAATTCTTTTCCGTAGTGCATGTGATTGCGTACAAGCCTATGCCATTTTTTATTAGGTTCAAGAAAGTTTGTATATCCACTATCTATAAACCACATAGGATATTTTTTATCTATTTTTTTAATTAATAATTCTTCATTGCCTACTGTATTTCTAATCAAGCAGTCTTCTTTATAACTATTAAAATCCTTACGTCTCATTAGTTCGGGATTCTTAGTAAGACTATTCCCTGTACCTTTGACAAAATTTTTATATCTGCTTTCTTGATAATTTTTAAGGATTTTTTCTTTGCCTATTCTTTGGATGATTGTTTCGATATTTTTATGTACACCTTCAAATATTTCATGTTTATATCTATTTTTTACTTCTTTAATAGATTTTACATATGCTTCCATATCTCTTGAAATACCTTTAACTAATTTTTCATAGAATTTTTTCTTACCAGCATCGTCCATATATTCTCTTTGCGGAATATATTTTTCAAATTTTGTTTCTGCTCTACGTTTACGTGCAGCATCTCGTTCTGCAAATTGATTAGTCACCTCTGATACCCAATAATCACTATAAGTAACTTCTTCTCTTATTCTCTTTTTAATGTCTAAACTGCTTATAAGGAAGTGTGCTATTTCTTTGTCGTTAAGTAAAAGTTTCATGAATATTTTTCCGTAAGTTCATATGCTGTGCCGTTTTCTATTTCTTCTATAGTGAATTGTCCATACGCTAAACTAGCACATTGTTGTTCTATTATTTGTTTACTTGGTTTATATGGACTAGATAAATTTTCTACCTTGTTTGATGACAAAGGGCTTGCAGCACATGGTACACTAACAAATGCAGGTATACCATGTACTACAGATTCTATTGCAGCCATACTGTTCATAGTTACTGTAGCATATGTGCCACTATCTAGTGCATCATATATAGTATATTCTTTTACTCTTGCAGATCTAGATCCTTTTACTCTGACTTCTATAGGTAATTTACTATACTTTTTTATATTGTTAGTAGTTTCATTTACCCATGTATCAAAATCTATTCCGTAATACTTGCATGCTTTAGGGTTAGGCATTACTAATAATATTTTCTTATCATAGTTTTTCCAACCATTCCAATCTAAACCAGGATCTTGTTCAAGTAGTTTTTCCCATCTATCAGTTGGAACTTTTCTAATTTTAGAATGTTGGTTTTCATTTTTTACTACTCTATGCCATATCTTTTTGCCACCTGGATTACCTTTACTTATAAAGTTTCCTAGATAGCCTGTATCGATATAATAAAAATCTCTTCCTGCTTTTATACATGCATTGACATGATCTTTTTTGATAACACCTCTAACAACAAGAGGCTTAGAAGTATCTTGAGGATCTGTGGTTAATTTACCGCCAGAGCCTATAACAAGAGATTCTTCTAAACTTCGTTTGTTTGCCATTAAATTTGGTCTTCCATCATGTTGTATAGTTCTGTCTTCCATTCAGCATGGAATTCACAGTCTCTATAATTTTCGAACCATGGTCCGCCTTCTGTGTAGTGAATTAACTTTGGTTTTTCAATATCATTGTAAACACCTACTAGATAGTTCCATGTATGATTTATACTACCTATTTCTTCATCTTTTAACCAACTAAAGCGGTGCATATATGCTCCATTTAGTTCAGTATCGTTTACAAAGTCTTGTGTAACCACAGCATTACTAGGATGTCCACAGTTCCATAATACCATTGAACTCCAGTTCTTACGTGGGTATATAGTTTGTTTTTGACCATCCATCTTAGTGCTTTCAGTAACTTTGTAATCGTGTTGCACACACATTACAGCATACTTGTCATCTGCTTGATCGAATAGTTCTTTGATATCTGTTGTTAGTATCATATCGCTATCCATAAACACTGCCCAACCTTTAAAATTAGTTAGTTCCGGAATAAGAAAACGTGTAAACGTAAATTCTGTACTTGCTAATTTGTCAACTGGTCTGGTATACCAGCCGGCATCTCTAAGTTCTTGCTGCCTGAGTGGACGCACATCTACGTCTTTGCTTCTTGCAAGAATACTGTGTTTGCACACTTGATATGCAATATCTTCTCTCGTATCATATCCTATGAATACTTTCATTGTTCTAATATCCTTTTCGCCTTGCCTGTTTTTAACTCACTTATATGAAATTGTCCGTAGGCCAAATGACAACCCCATTCGTATAATTTATCTTCATCCGGATAGTATGGATTTTCTATTTGAGATAAATCTTTTAAACCAACAGGAGAAGCAGCACTTGTAGGTGCTAACGGAAACACTGGTATTCCATGGAAAATTGATTCTACAGCAGCATTAGAATTAAATGTAACTAGTGCGTATACATCTTTGTCTAGTGCTTGTTGTAAAGTATCGTTAACAACTCTATCTATTCTATTTTTACTTCTTGATCTAACTTCTATTGGTCTGTCGGTATGCTTTTTTAATTCAGCAATAGTTTCTTCAATCCAATGTTCTAAGTCTTTTTCATAGAACTTCATTGGTTTTTCATCAGGTGCTGCAATTAAAATTTTTCTTCCGTTCTTTTTCCACGGAGAAAATTTTCTTTTAAAGGACTGAAATCTATCGTCAGGACGTTTTACAATATCATTATGTTGTAAATCATTTTTTACTATTCTATGCCAGTATTTCCAACCATTAGGGTTGCTCTGTGTAGTTTCATTTCCAAAATATCCTGTATCCATGTAGTAAAAATCTCTGCCATCTTCCCAACATCTGTGCATCCATTTCTTTTTAAGTATTCCTCTTAATACAATTGGATCTTCTGATGCATCATAGTCGAAGTTATTGGTGTCTACTGTGTTTACACCGCAACCTCTGGCAAAATCATTTATATAAGGATCTTGATTACCTTTACTTAAGAAAATCCAATTAGTCTTCACGTCTTATAATATCCTCTTCTACACAGTTTTCGCCCCATTGTATTTCAAGCACATGAGCATTACTATCGCCTGGATTGCTTGCGTGATGCCATACTCCTTTATCAATTTCATATGGTTTAGTATTCGGTACTAGATGCACTTGTTCTTGTCTTCCGTCCCATTCTGTTTTAATTTTAACAATACCTTGTAATATAGTCCAAACTTCAGACCTTTGAAAATGTTTTTGGTTGCTCAGACTTTTACCAGGATAAATTACGAGTTCTTTTACTTTATATCCAGCACCCGGATTATCGTCTAGCACTCTCCAATAACCCCATTGTCTTTCTGTCTTTTGTGTTTTCCATTCGTCAAGAATCCAACTTGATGAATTAATTTTGTCGGTGCCACCTACACCAAATACAAATTCTACATCAGGATAGTCTCCGTAAATTTTGTATTCAGGTGTCGTTAAATCTGTCCTGTCGCCACCGTTTGCAAATACATATTCACAATTTGATGTGGTAGACATAAGTTTAAATATTGCTCCGCAAGCACTATCGTCATCATCATTAAATGACAAGACTCTATCTACAATTTCTAGTGATTCTATTATTGCACATCTATCTTTGAATGGCATAAACGGTCTGCCTTTTTTACGTGTTAACCATTCGTCAGAATTTAACCCAACAACTAGTTCGTCTCCAAGTTCTCGTGCTGCTTTGAAATATTCAATATGTCCAGCATGCAATGGATCAAATCCGCCTGTAACTAAAACAACTTTTTTCAATCTTCACCTCTCATTCCATCGAAAACTGTAGCAGTAAATTTTGAATTATCTTTGTCTACTGTAGCAAAAAAATCTAAATCTAATTCTAAATCTTCAATTAATTTTTTAAATGCTCTGGTATCTTTAGGCAAACACATACCACCATATCCTCTTAGATCGTCTCTAACATCTAAGTACATGTCTCCTAGTCTACCTGTTTTTACATATGCATCCTTGACCTGCTTGTAGTCTGCTCCGAACTTTTTACATACTTCAAAGAATACATTTGCAAAAGTTACTCTTGTTGCAGCATATAAATTGAGATAGTATTTCAATATTTCTGCTTCAGCAGGCTGCATCATTACTTTATTTCTAGGCAACAGACCATGCGCTTTTTCAACTAGCGCATAAACGTCTTTGTCATCTGTACCCACGGCAAGTAATTTGTGTTCAAGTAAGAAGTCAAATTCTGCACATCTTTCTCTTACAAATTCTGGTACAAAACATATTTTATTGTTAGAATATTTCTTTTGCATACTTATAGTGAATCCAGGAATTACTGTGCTTCTTACAGCAATTGCACCTGTGTAATTTTTTTCTATAAGTTCGCCTATGACACTATCTACTATGTTAGTATCACATCTTCCATTTACATCAGACGGTGTAGGCACACAAACAAAAACAACTTCTGTGTCTAACACCGCATCAATAGTGGTGTTTAATTTAATATCGTGTACAAATACAGTATGGCCTACTTCTTCGAAACCTGCTTTATTTGCATTACCTATTATACCTAATCCGACTATTCCTATTTTCATTATGACTTATCCACTGTATGTTTTACACAAAGACTAATACTTTCATCTACTGGTTTAAATCTCCATTCCGAAAAAGTATCAGTAAATTTTTGCACTGACGGTATTCTAACTAAAACATCATTTTTAAAGTTTTTAGTTGTTTCAAATTTTAATTCCCAATCATTTTTTCTATCATCTGCGTGTTCATAAATTTTATTTGCTAGTGTTTTCATTGTTATAGGTTCTACATTACAAACATTAAAGGCTTGATTTTTTGCTTTTTCATTAAAACTAAAGTTAGCAATTATTGATGCTATATCATCTATCCAGGTGAAACATCTAATTTGCTCTCCATCGCCAATAATAGGCAAAGGATTTTTCTTTTCAATTAGAATATTTTTGATATAGTCAGCAAACACATGACTAAACCCTTGTTCATTCATACCTGTTTCATTGGGTGTAATAATGTTAAAAGGACGCCAAATAGTATAATCAATTCCATACTGTTTACGGAATGCTTCACACATACGTTCTCCGATCATTTTACTAACACCGTATTCTGTCTTTGGCATCTCACATGTATCAATCATATCCTCTGTAACCGGAACATTTACATCTTGAACGCATGTTTCATATACCATGCTTGAACTAATATACACAACATGTTTTACTTTATGTTTTGCACAACTTTGAAATATATTTCCTTGTATGGCAATGTCATCTGCAAGGATGTCACCGCAGTAATGATTAAAGCCTCCAACACCGTAAATTTTTGCAGCAGCAAGAAAAACAACATCGAAGCCTTCGCATAGATCTTCAGTTTTACTTCTATCTGTTAAATCAATTTTGTGTAAAGTGTATTCTTTATCAGCGAGCGCACTTACTTCTCCGTGTCTATACAAATTATCTACACCTACAATTTCATGTCCCCATTCTAACAGTTTAGGGATAATTGCTTGCATTAATGATCCTTCGCTTCCTGTAATTAATATTTTCATGTTTTTTCCTTTTTATATTTTTGCTAATAAAATATCATTTTTAACATTTGAATCTAAAAAAGATATTTTGTAATTAGAGTTAATTTCTAGTATTTTTTGTTTTACTTGATCAATTGTTATGAAATCATGTGCTGCTTTTCCGAATAATCTCATATCATCTATTAATAATGTATGAGTTTTAACAGTATGCTGCTTAATTACATCTAGTTCTGCAAGTAGAGGACATCTAGGTTTTTCTCCTTTGTACTTTTTACCAAAATGAGCATCTAACCAAAAAGTTGCAGGCTGATTAACTTCTTCTAATATTTGACCTAATACTGTTTGTGTATCACCATTAATAGTAACAACCTTGCCTGATTTAATTTCTTTGGAAAACATTTTTTGTGCATCTTCAAATAGATTTTTTAATAATTCTATAGTATAAATTTTTTCAAAACCTGCTTGAATAGCAGTGGCTGTGCCCCAACCTAATGATGTGCCGCCTTCTACAAAAATTGTATTTTTGTTTGAAACAAAGTGTTCTAAAAGCCTATCATATTTTTCTTTTTGGTTTACAGTAAGCTCATGCTTTATCATTATTACCTCTTTTCAATTTACGTTGTCTTTTTGCTTCTTTTGCTTTTCTTTTGTCTTCTCGACGTATCCATCTAAAATTAAAAAGATTCTCGTAATTGCTTGTATTTAATCCGAGCTGGTTTGCGTACTCATTTTTTATGAATATTAAATTCCACCCAACATGTTTAATAGGTGTGTATCCTTTTTTCAATCCTACATCTATTGTGCTAGAAAAACTGTTTAACCAGGTATCGCCTTTGTTTTCTATCTCTTCTTGGGTAAAATCTTTGTGTCTTTTGTAAATGCCCGGAGGTATTAAATTGTTGATTTCTATTACTACACAAATTGGATCATATGAGTGTAAATTTTCCCACACATCTAAATCATTACTATCTATATCTATACTTAATACATCAAAATTTTGGGTAATTTTAGTACCAGCCAATATACTATCTAAAGTATTTGTGTTGTCAATGAATTTGTTAATTGCAGTAATATTACTGTGCGTGTTTGCTCTTTTTTCTAGTTTGATAAACTTTGTGCTGTCACCTTCTATTAGTACAGCATTAGCATTATCGTTTGCTATAAATGTAAAAGTATTGCTTAGATGTTTTCCATCCCATGCTCCAAACTCACATACCCATTCTACTTTTTTGTCGAGCCTCTTAAACAGTTCTCTTACTACTATATCTTCATTGTTTTGAGAATAACTTAGCCTTACAGTCATGCCATTATCTCTTTCAGTAAGTTTTTGTAAAAAAATGCGAATCTTAAAAAACTACTGTGCCTGCTTGTTCTTTGTATATCAGTGTGACTAAGAATTAATAAATCTTCAAGAGCTTGTATTACACTGTCACGGGATCTATTAACATTGTATCTTGCTTTATTACCATCTGCATCAAAGAATGAAGTCTTCCACTTGTCATCTATAAACTTTTCAACATAAGATGACTTTGATTTTGTTACTACATTAGAATATTTAGAGAATTTTTCTTCAGCATGTTTACTATCGCTACAAACAAAAAACTTTTGTTTAGGATTCTTTTCTACTATTGGTATCCAACTATCTTCGTTTACTAAATCTAAATCAGTTTTTCTAATATGTAAACCTTGTGTATTATTATCTATTTGGTTAGTGCTGACAAAGTTTTTTACATTATCTAAAATTTGTCTTTTTGGTTTAAATTGTAATAAATTTTTAGTTGTGATTGTAGGGTCAAGATACTTAGGTATTTCGTCATTGAAATAGAATATTGGTTTATTAGATTCTAAAATATTGCTAATTGTTCTTTTATTATGTTTGATATCTGTAGCACCTTGATGTGACACAGTTGTATATAAATCTAAATCATGATTAAGTATACTAAAAACATCTATGTTGGTTTGAAATAAATCTTCAAAAGGACAATCACATGTATTATGCCGTGTCCAATTTATCATAGGAGTCAAATTGCATTGTTTAGCAACCTGCAATCCGGATACTAAACTTCCTAATCTATTGCCTAAACCACCACGACATTCTATCATAATACGACTCATGACAGTATTTATCGGATTTTAGTTAAGTGCTATTATTACTGATTAGATTGTTGCGTCATCTAGTCCGGCAGTTCTTAGTTTGACTATATTAGATAATTGCCATTGTTTAATGTCTAGTCCTTTGATTATTCCTAGCCATTTGTTACGCAATAGTGCAAATTCATTGATAATCTTTTCAAAATCTACAACATCGGCTTCGCCGTCTACAAATTTTTCAGCGTCTCTAGAACTTAGTTGACGTTGATAATTTTCAACATATCTTCTAAAATGTGTTGCACGTAGTCGACGAAGTTCGATGTTTAAGTATTCTAATATTGCTTCAATTTCTTGAAGTTGTCCAAAACGAGTTTCAACTAGAGCTGGCATGATAGACGATGCTTTCTCAATACGACCGGTAATATTTGTTTCTTTTTTTGCCTGTAATAGTTCTGCTTCATAGTATGCTATTGCCGCAGGAATATTATTAACATCTTTAGAAACTTTGTCATACCAATTTGTCATATTAATTCCAATCGTCTTCTTCGTCAATTATTTGGTCGTCATCAAGCACGTATTCAAGTGCAGCATCAAGGTATGTATCTATACCCATCATACCTTCTAGAGTTGTCTCTGGAATATCGTAGTCTAGTAATGTATTAACGTATTCCTGAGCAGCCTCTTGTTTGTCTTTTTCTGCAATTTTTTCGCTTAAGACACTCCAAATATCTGCTATCATGTTCGCTTCCATATCTTACTCTCCGTTTACAGATTCAGTTGTCTCCTCAATAACTTCTTCTGCAAGATCTGGTTTGTTCGCAATGTCCTTAATAATCATATCAAGTTTATCGCTAACCCATGCTTTTCTATATTCCAGATGTGCTTCTCCATTGAGGTCAGTGTATTTAAGTCTATTGCCTTCTTTTTTAAGTAAGCCTTTTGCCTCAAATAAATCAACCAATCCACTGTAAGGATCCATACCAGTTTCATATGGAATCTTAACCTGTACACTTTCAAACGGTTTAGCGTAACGTGTTTTCATAACCTTACAAGCGGCTCTAATACCACGTACATCAGTTACTTTATTACCATCTTCATCTTCTTTTAGTTTCAATTTACGCATTGCAACAACAATACTTGATGCGTAGATAAATCCTTGTCCACCTGATATTTTATCATCTGGATCAAACATATCTTGAGATGCATATGTATGATTAGTACATACCATGCCTACATTGTAACTACCAATCATGTTTACAGTGTTACGTACAAGTGCTGTCAGTGCCTTAGGCTTACGACCCATATCACCTTTCATATCACCTTTGTTGAACTGATCAACATCAGTTGGTGTAAGCAACATGCCTAATGAATCAATTACGAACAATACTTTTGGACGTTCTTCTTCTGCCATATCACGATATTCTTTCATAAATTCTGATACTGTTTTAGCAACATCATCAATCATGCTCATGTTAAGTTTAAGAAGTTTATCCTCTGATGTATCTACATTAAGAGCTTGTAACCATTTTTCGTCAAGTGCGTTTTCACTATCTACAAGAACAACAAAAATTCCCTGTTCTTGTGCTGCCTTTACAATATTTGCAGAACAAAAATATGACTTACCTGAACCACTTTCTCCTGCGAACACAGTTACTTTACCTAGTGGCACACCTTTGTGGAAATCACCACTAATTAAATAGTTAAGAGCAAGGTTTCCTGTAGAAACCCAATCAGTAGGATCATTGAATCCAATACCTAGTCCATCAATACTCTTTGTTAGACTTTTTCTAAATTTAGTTATATCAAATGCTTTCGCCATAATTACCTTTCCTTTGTTAAAGAATGGGAGACCTCGCTGGATACCGGATGGAGGTTTTTGCCGGAACTCCCATAAACTCTTTACTGTTGTCTATTACGGATCATTGCTAAAATGTCCTGAGCTCTGTTTGAGCTATCGCCACCGTCTGCAGGAGCCGCTTCAGCCGCTGGTGCTGGAGTTGCTTCTGGAGCAGGAGCAGGAGTTGCTGCTGGAGCAGTTTCTGCTGCTGGTGCCGCTGGAGCATTTGCAGATTTGTTTGGATCACCAGTTGCTTGACTCATGCCTGCTGGACGGAAGTATTGTCCCCATCTGTCCATATCATATGCTTCGCCATCTACTGATGCTTCAAACATTTCTTTCATCACTTTAAGTTCAACTTCGCCTGGCTTCTTAGGAAGAAAGTCATTCAAGTTAAACAATCCGTGTTTGTCAACTGCTGCTTTTTCTTCATCACTTAAAGCACGTTCTCTACGTGACCATTGTGATGTTGAGTAATCAGCATATCCACCTTTAGAAGTTTTCTTAATTCTAAAGTCCACGCCACGCATGTAATCTGTTGGCAATTCTTCCAATTCAGGATCCATTAATGCACCCTTAATAATTTGGAAAATTTGTGGACCAATTATAAAACGTCTAATTGGATTTTCTGGAGTAGAATCTTCACCAATTGGATCTTCGTTAATAAAGCCTTGGAAAATATAAGAACGCTTTTTCCAATACTTACGACCCATGTCTTCTAAACTTTTGTCTTTGAACCATGGACGTACTTCACTTAGAATAGGACAAGTAGTACCGTCATTGTACATTTCAACACATGGAACTTGTACAATTAAGTTACGATTGTCTGATTCGCCTTTAACACCTGCGAAAGGTAATTTGATCATCGCACGTTCTACCCAAAAGAATGTGTTGTCAGCATTACCGTCGGGTAAGAATCTTACCACGGCTTCTTTGCCTTCTTGCATATTCCAATGTGGATAAATTGCGTTGTCTCCGCCACCAGTAGAATTACCAGTTGAGCGATTTTGTTGTTCCGCTAGTTTTGCGCGGATTTCTGCTAATGATGCCATTTTGTAGCCTCCTTTGTTTGCCTAATTTAAATGTCATTTATGCCTAATGCATACTTACTATTATATGCAACTTTATTTATCTTGTCAACAGTTATTTTAATTATTTTTGATTTTATTAATCCAAACACGTCTTCCATACAAATAACTTTTCATAAATATATAGCAACAGGCAAACAAGAGCGAGGCAGAATATGGAAACAAGATATAAAGAATTAGAAACTCTCATCAGCAAATTTGTTAGGCAGTTACCTGAAACACAAGATTATGCAGATAGGCTTGCAGAAGAATTAGAGATTATAGCCAAACTAGGATTCGCAAAACACTTTCTACGTGTTGTTGAAATACTAGACTTAACAAAAGATGTTCCACACATTACAAGAGGATCAGCAGGAAGCAGTTTATTATGCTGGCTGTTAGGCATTTCAGATGTTGATCCAATACAAGAACGCATACCTTTATCACGCTTTATGAATCCAAAGCGAGATGACCTACCGGACATTGACTTAGACTTTCCGCATTGGAAACAAGAAGAAGTTATGAATCGAATATTTAGGAAATGGCCAGGCCAAAGTGCAAGGGTATCAAACTACGTTACTTACAAAGAAAAGTCAGCAAAGCGCGAAGCAGCAAAACGTTTTGGTGCAGAAGGCAATCTTAAACGCAATTTTAAATTGGAAGAAGTGGTTCCTGAGTTTAAGGAAGATGCTGAAAGACTAGCGAACAAACTGTTGGGCAAGAAGCGTTGCATATCAAAACACTGCGGCGGCATCCTTATATTTGATAGAAATGTTCCTAAAAGTTTGATTAATGGCGAGAATCAAATACTGTTGGACAAGTATGAAATTGAAGATTTGGAACACTTCAAGATTGACATACTTGCTAATAGGGGCTTATCACAGTTATGGGAAATAACTGACAAACATCTACTAGACTATCCTGAGGAAGATGAACTAACCTCAGAACTTCTATGCAGTGGTGATGTGTTAGGTGTAACACAGGCAGAATCTCCTGCTATGAAACGTTTATTCAAGGCAATACAACCACAATCAAGAGCAGACTGTATACTAGGAACAGCACTTATACGTCCTGTTGCTACACAGGGCAGAAGAAAAGCAAGTTTTTTCCAAGACTGGAGTAAAGATGGTTTTGAGGATACAATAGTATTTGAGGATGATGCAATTGAACTTATATCTGAAATACTCGGCTGCAATCAATATGAAGCAGATATGTGGCGTAGAGCATTTGCAAAGAAAAATGAAGAAAAGATTTATGAGTTTATGAAACTAGTAGGAGACCATCCTAAGAAAGATGACGTATTTTTAGCACTGCGTGAACTAAGTGGATTTGGTTTATGTAGAGCACACGCAATTAACTTAGGTAGACTTATATGGGCTCTTGCATATGAAAAAGCACACAACGAAACGAACTTTTGGAAAGCAGCACTGAAGCATTGTAAAGGTTCATACGCTCGCTGGGTGTATCATCAAGAAGCAAAACTCGCAGGCGCAGTTCCTGCTATTGGTGAAGGCGGTGAAGTACAAGATTTGATGCATTCTGGTAAATGGCGAAGTGAAAACTTTATTCCTGTATGTACAGAAATGCGTAAGCCAGGCCAGGTAGAGTTTTGTGGATTAGTAGCAAACTATAGAGTATTCAAAAGTAAACCAAAAGAATATATCACTTTTGTTACACTAGGCACAGGCAACGGTAAGTACTTGGATGTTGTTGTACCACACGCAATTAGTTTTCACGATCATCCTATTTTGTGGGGTTGGGGCAAACTTGGTTACAAAGACAATTCAGAATATGTAACAGTTAAGAAACATAAAAGATTAAAACTAGAGGAGATAGCACACATATGAGAGTACACGTATATCCACACAAAGGACCAAACACTACAGCACATATTGTAGGAGAAAAAAGTGGTTTATTAAAGTTAGCAAAAACATTAGAAGCAGCAGCACGTGGTGCAGTAGGCACAGAAACTATAGAACTATATTCCAGTGATGGACACAAGTATGAAGTATTAATTACTAAGGATGTTACTGAACAAGAATGGCAAGATCTTGATTTGCCAAGTGCTAAAAATGCTAATCCTGAAAAACTAGAAAGTATAAAGTCATTTAGAGAGTTAAAAGAAGAGTTAAGAAAAAGGCTAGAAACAACAGATTGTATCTAGCCCTAAATTGATTTATCTATTCGCTACATACATTGTAACTTCAAAACCAAATCTCATTTCTGTTGCTTCTGGACTAGTCCATTTCATAATAATTTCCTTTATAAAAAAGTAAAAAAAAATAGTGTAGCAGTTTCCTACTACACTATTATTTAAACATCTTTACGTAAAAAATCAATACGTAAAATCATTAATATTGTATAAGTTCTTTTATTCTACCTAGTTCTTCTAAGTCTTCTGCGCCTTGTTCTTGTGCAGGAGCCATTCTTTCTACCATCTTACGTGCAACTTGCTCAGCCTGTTCACCAAACTTCTTGCCTACCATAGTAGCAACACCTTCTGGTCCTTTTGGAAAAGTGCCTGTGTTTTTATCATAAAAAGATTTAATAAATTCTGCTAAACCTTCTAGTGTATGTTCTTCGCCATCTGAAGTTTTAAACTTAGTGCCTTTCTTAGCACCTGCTGCTTTCATTTGTCTTACTTTTTGTGCAAACTCGTTGCCTTCTTGTTGGCCTGCCTTTGATCTAATGTAGTCTGCAAGTGTAACCATTCTATCTGCGGCATCGCTTGCTGGAGTTTTCTTCAAAGGGTTATCAAAAATACCAAATGTTTTCTTAGTAAGTTTTTCTGCTTGTTGTTCTAGCATGTCTGCAACTTTATCCATTGGTGCCTTATATTTCTTTAACATATCTACCATTTTTTGAGCCGCACTATCATCACCTTTGACAAAGTCTTTAGTAATACCTTGTAGTAGTTTTTCCACTACACCTGCGCCGCCATCATCACGAGCTTCTTCCATATCATCTTCTTTGTTTAATTCACTATGAAGGAAATCACCTGCTTGTTCTGCCGC